ATCGTTTACATCTTATCGTTACATCTCAAGTTGATAGTTTTAATATAAGTCATGAGATAACTAAGCTCAAGAAACAAGCACTAATAAAATGAATAATATGATAAAACATTACCTTAATGTCCGATACCGTCTAGTATTGGACTTAACATGCACAGAGAATAGGTATAGCTATATATAGGTACTTTACCTCCTATAATTTATATTATGTTAAATCGTATTATTCCCGTCATTTTGTCGCCAATTCCCCGTTCAATGTTAAAATCGTTTGTACCCGTTATTTTCATAAGTGTAAGGGGTTGTTCATTTCTAGAATTATGGAGGTATGGAGATTTTCGCCCTCGTGTTTTGGAAAAGCCCGTAAATACTGACCTTTGCCAATCCCAAGCCGAAAATTCATGATTTTTGAATTACGTTTGTTTTTAGACTCTAACCGTTCAAACTGACTCATTATCTGATCATTCCTGCTCATTTTACGTTTAGAATTAGATCATTTCTGATCGTTTAACTTTTCTTTAAACGCACTTTAAACGCCATTTAAACGCTCTTTAAATATTCTCAGCGAGCAATCTTTAAATCTTTTCTGCTGCTACAACCGTATTAAAATTTGGTCCCAGTTCAATTGTGATCATAAAGCCCTGGTACGTCATTCTAATTTTGTTATCTATATATGTGTACGCATTTGGTTTTTGAATAGCGTTCATTAGCTGGTGGATTTGTTCAATTGTAAGTTGGCCAGCTAACAGCTTTTCAATTTGCGAGCTGCTAATTGTAACAGCGCTACTATATATAGGTGCATTTTTGCGTGACAACTCGTTTAAGAAAAATGCAGGCAAGTGCCCTAACGTAAATTCTTGGCCATCGACTACCGGCTTTTTAAGTGCAATCTGAGCTGCTTTTAAATTTACCTGCTTTTTATAATATTGCTGTGACTTCAAAACAGCTTCATTAAATTGCGGTACCGCTAGTTGTTGAAGTTCTTTCGATAACTTCACTACTGACTTACCAGCTGCTATGTCAGCACCTAACCACGCTTTACCTGGATTATAGTCCCAACCTAGATCTATGCCAGGTAACTTATCTAGTTCTTCACCTGTTGATGCATCGACGACCTTGAATGACTGCATAAACTTATTAACAGACTCTGGTTTTGTAATCGATAAGCCCATACGTGCAATATCTCGTTTATTCAGTGAAACCACCTTACAACGGCAGTTATAGCCATTTGGTGGATAATGCGTGTCCCAAAACGGATGGTCTACAGGCAGTAATATATAGTTCCATTTATTGTGATCAGGCCTAACTCGGCTATCACCAGCAGTGAGATAAAGTAAATAAGGTCTACGTTCTTTTAATCGGTTCTGTTGTTCCCAGCGCCCTGCTGCTCGCGCTGTATTTTTGTTGTTCTGGTAAATTACTTGAGTGCGCCAGCCACGCTTACCTTTATAAGACCAACCATGATCATCAACAATTTTATCAAAGCGTTTTCTAAAGTCCGATATTGTCTCGCCATCACTAATTGCTTTATCTACTGCTGTATATAGCTCATTCAGGATTTCGATTTCTGTTGCACCTGCAACGGTGAATGCTTTGGCATGAATTAAGCCCTGTAAGTCTTTATATGACTCACTTGTCAGCTTAATTTTGTCTTGAAAGTGTGAAATGGCTTCCTTGAATTTAACAAGGTCGCCATATTGTGGAGCTGATAGAGCCATTTTAATGCTCTTTTAATGACTGTTGAATGTCTTGAATTTCATTTCGACGCGAGTTATCACGGCTATTACCAAAGAAGAAATTCAATATTGACGCTATAACAGTGCCTAAAACAAACCCTAAAATGGTATCTGCAAAGCGTGTAGAGCTCTCAGGTATAGGCATAAACGTGATAAAACCTATATATAGAGCCGTCGTAATTGACCAAAACCACGCATAATAATAGATGAAGCGTTTAGAAAACTTATCATCTTGGTTTAGTGCTTGGATCTGCATATTGCGGGCACTCTGGGTATTTTTAAACGCAAGCTCGTCAAGTTCTTTCTCTCGATTGAGCAATGTGGTTCTTAACTCATGCGCAAATTTTTCAGAGTCTTTAATACGGTTTAACGCTTCTTCTGGTGAACCTGACCCCGTTAAGGTTTGGGCTATATCAACGACTTTTGAAGCAACTGCTTCACCATTTGTGCCCCCTATCCAGTTACCTATTTTTTTATCTAGGCCAGTTAGCTTAGCAAGGCCAAGTGCAATTGTGATCGGTTCCATTTAAGCCTCCATTGACTCGTAAGGTACGCCACCAATAAGCATTAATTGGATACCTTTGATCCGCTTGAATTGGCGAACTAATGATTTAGCTGTTGTAAAGTGACAATCAAAGAACTCTTTTTTGTCATCCAGATTTGGAAAACATTTCTTGGCTTGCCTTTTACCAAAAGACTTTATGATGCGTTTCTTTTCCGCAGGTCTAAAAATCGATATTGTTCTTTTGCGCCAAACTTGTTTTAAACATGAGGGTTGAGCGGCTTCTTTAGTAAACCATTCACCTTTTATATAGCCATCAATGTAAACAGCTAATACAGTGGTTGATTCTGATTTTCTAACACGTTGTATTGAAACTTCATGATCGCCCAATTTAAATAAAGCACTACCAAAAGTCCCTGTAAGTTCACTTTCAACCTTGTCCCATTGCTCTTTAGAAATAGACATAAGCGCCCCGCTACAGCTTTGCTATATCAAGTGAAATTGCTTGTTCAATGCCTTTCTCGTCCTGCTTGTAAAAGCGGATAAAACGGCATGAATCGATAACACCTACAGACTCTGCAATGATATTCATCGCCTTTTGCCATTTACCGCTTTCATCAGTGATTTCAAGCTTGCGTAACGCAAGGATACGTTGCGGGTTTAATGATCCTTGCTTATCGGTATTAAAGGTTTTACTGACAATGGCTCGTATGTTTTGATTGCCGCCTTCGGTCCATTCATCTAGGCACTCATCAATCAGCTTTTTAGCAAGGGATAGCTCTGGGCCAAGCTCGATACGTTCTTGTGTTTGAATGTTCACGCGCAAAGTGTTATCGAATGAACGTAACTGCGTATTTCCTTTCTTACCACCTAAACTAACACCATGTTCTTGCGCTAAAAGCTCTATAAAGTCGTCCGCTTCAGCCATCAATGAACGTTTGAACTCAGCTAATTTTTCCTGCATTTCGAGCGCTTTCGCACAGGCTTTTTGTACAAACTCATCTTTGATCAAATCCGTCTGTTTAACGTTAGCAATTGCAACTAAATTGCCTTTACCGTCTTTTAAGTAACCTTCAGGAATATTATTCATCGTCTATCTCCACAGTTTTAGAATTAGCCTCGCTCATACCCGGCATAAACTCATACTGCAGAGCTTGCTCAGCAACTTGTGCTAAAGCAGACTCAGAGATAGTTGGGAATTGTGAGGTTATTTTTTGCTTAAGTTCGTCCAGGTCTTTTGATGCCTGGGCAAAATGCCAAATCTTTTCAATGGTGTCGTTTGAAGCATGATCGAACACATCAAACTCATCGCTAATTTCAGTACTAGCAGAATCAGACTTGGCAAATTCAGTGCTTTTAGCTGCTGAGGCAATGCCTTGGCCGTCATCAGGTACTTCTAGAATGTCTTCACCTGGTTTAGGTTTTGGAATACCTAATTCTTTGTACACGTAGTCAGTGCTTACAGGTACCAAGCGTGCAGATTCGCGAACACGGCTTACCGTATCGGTATTAATTTCGCGCTTATCTTTAAATATGAATTGCGGAGGCTCGCCACCCTCAAAATTGACAGAGTGAAGAGTGTTAATGATCTGATTGCGATAAGAAGCAACAAGCGCTCTATCTGCGCGTTGATTATCGCCAGCGCGTTTAGCATGCGTTTCACTAGCAGCTCGTGCGCCGCCGTTCTTTTGCTCAGTGGCCAATGTTTGGCTGGTTAGCGCCTTACTCATTTCAGCATTACAGAAATTGATTAAACGCTCAGGAATTGGCTCACCCGATAACTTACTTTCAAGTACTTCAATGCTGGTATCGTCCGGTATTGCGGCTACACCGTCTTGAACTAACTTAGCAAGCCCATTTAAAAGGCTGTCTATATCAGCATCTTTTGCACCAATGGGGTATTTACCAACTGGGAACGGCACACCAAAGCGTTCACAGAATTGAACAAAGAACTTAAAGCCACCATGCTTAAACATCCACGGCCAAAAGCAGCTGCTCAGTAGTGCAATACCATACGGGTTTGTTGCACTAGGCATATGACGAACGCAAGACCAACGACGCGGATCTATTTCTTCACCCTGCGGGTTTTCTCTTGTTTTAACAAGCAGCTCGTGATCACTATTAAATGCAAAGCGGCTATTACGCCATGTTTCAACGTATTCAGGCTGCCACGTACCATCACGTTTTATAAACTTGCCCAAATGCGTCACACTGAAGCCATGTAAAATAGCACTGTAGTTGTGCCAATCCATATCGGCCCACTCTGTATGCTTGCACGGTTTACGCTTAAAAAACTGTTTTGCTAACTCGTAGCTTTTCATACTGGCCGCATCGGTACCACCAGGCACCAACTCGGTATTAAAGCTATATAAACCGCTACGCAATGAACGAAGCTCACCAATAATGTGTGCATCACGTGCTATTTCTTCATAAATAGCCGTGTTTTTACCTGCTTTACGTAAAATTGGGTCAGGGTTTGGGAGCTCTGTTATCAACGACGAAAAGCCAGGGTCCAATTGATTTTGTTCAAACATACGAACAAGGGCACCATAAGCCCGTGAATTAATGCGTGGCTTAGACTTAAACATGATAGCCCCCTATTTGTTTGGTTACTTTGCGGCTTCGAACTCTAGGCATCCCGCCTGCGCCAGTGCTTGATATCATCCATAAAATGGCTAAGGCACAACTCAAGTCGTAGTGATGTGTTGATTGTTTTTCTGGCCAGTTTTCGAGTTCGTCGAGCAATAAACGGCAGCGTGAATGAAAGGCTATTTGTGCAGGTGTATTGGTCACATAGGTTTCGAGTGAGCCTATACGTTCTTCAGCTGGTAATGTGGCCGTAACACCACGTAAAGGGAGTGCAATGCCCTGCTCTAATCCTTTGGTGATAAACTCGCTGCGCATAAAATCAAAGGCGTTGTTATTCTCAAAGCCCCACACTAAGCAGTTATATTCTTTTTGAGCGCGTATTATGTCGTTAAGTAAACGGCTGGTACCGCGCACTTTTCGGCTTTCGTATTCAACGTGCAGCTTTTGTAAGTCTTTTGAATAAAAGCCAACAAGTATCGCACTTGGGTCAGATTTTTCTGTTTTACCCATACTTGGATCACATGCACCGTATGGTACCCAATCGTGTAAACGGTCAACCCAAAAATCAAACTGATAAAAAATCGCTTCTTCATCGCTTTTAGCAATACCTTGCATCTCGCGGTTAAACTCGCGCTTGTTCGCAGCCCACATACACATTAAATCGTAAAGTGTACGTACACTTGGCCAACTGGTTTTAGCACCCTTAAGCATTGCGCGTTTGTTCTTGATCCAAAACTTAAACGAAGGCTTATCTTCTGTTCCAACAGCAATACCTTTAGCCGCTTCGCGCTTTTCAAAGCGTTTATCATCATGAACCATGAGGTCGCGACATTGCTCCCAAAGATCCATGCGCTCAGGCATTTGTTTAATTGCTTTAAAGCGGTGAACAATGTGCCCAGGTGCTTCTTCAGCACGGCTTATTGGGTCATCGTTATTAAGAACGGTGTTCACACCTAAGAATTTTACGCTACCATCTGGTGGGCCTAAGAACTGCACCGAAGCTTCAAGGAATCGCCAGCGGTTCTCACGCTCTGTGGGTGACTTGGCTTCGGCATCGGTAATGATATCGTCAGAAAGTAACAGCTTAGGTCGGCTTGCACCGTGGAACGCACCACGTACAGCCTGCTCAGCACCACGGCTCTCAAATCGCACGCCTTGGGCCGTTACAAACTCGCCTAACTTCCATACTGGCGATTTTTCGCATATTTCAGGAAAGTCTAAGGCTAAGTTGTTATTGTTCAACAACTCCGTTTTAACGACTTCAAGGGTCTTGGTTGGCATTTTGGTTTCAGCACCAAACAAGATCACAAAATCAATAAATAGAGGTGGCTTTTCTAAGCCAAGTTCTTGGCGTATCTCTGCATCTTGAAGCAGTGCCAATACTGAAACATACACAGGGGCGATTTTTACGCTAAGTGTACTTTTACCCTCACCACGTGGAGCTACAAACCAGTTCTTCCAGCCGTTTTTAAGTTTTAATGCTTCTGGTAGCCAACTATTAAAATAAGCCTGAAACTCAGATGGTTTCTGCCCATCATCTAGCCACATATGGTGCGGGAAATAGGTATATACAAAAAACTCAAAATCACCGCTTAAAACACGTTTTCTGCGCTCTCTAATAGCTTCAGGACTTGGATCAATATGACGTTCTTTAGCTTCGATATCGCGGCGTAACGCACTGGTTACTTGCTCTATCTCTGCTAAAAAATCACGTGTATTTAAATCGGCCATTAGTCGCTTAACTCCTTATCGAGCTGAGGACCAAATGCAGTAAGAATTTCGACTAATTGCGGTGCATAGTCAGGGTGATGTTTTGAAACAAATTTAGCTAAAATCTTGATAACTTCAGCAGCGACAGTGCGTTTTTCTAAGCGCTTATTGCCGCCAGATACTTTCATTACTTTGCTCATCATATCAGTGAGTGAGCTAAGTACTTTAGTGCGCTGCTCTAAAGGAAGTGCTAAACCTTCTTCAGATTTTAAAAGCTCAAAGGTTTCGTTTACTTGAATAGTAAACTCTTCGATAAAGTCGGTTGTAAACTCACCTGCAGCACCCTCACTACGACGGCTTGCAGCACGAGCAAGATCCCAATCATCGCCCTGGTCTTTCGCTTCCATCTTCCAGCGGCGGGCTGTGCCATCTGCAACACTATGCTTTACTGCTGCAACACTTAAAGCAAGCAGTTCGTTTACATAGCTGTGACGTAAAGCGTTTTTCTTTTCTGCTGGGTGTGCCATTAGTTAAACATCCCACTTTTAACAGCGTAAGCAATTAAAGAAACAGCTAAACCCGCAGAGCCGCCCATTGCAGCCACTTTTACACGTTGGTTTGTGAGCTTTTCTTCTACTTTTGTTAATCGCTCAGCATGGGTCTTAAGCGCCTCAGCTTGGCGCTGCTCACTTTTTTCGATATCTATTTTTAAGCTATCAGTGATCTGCTTTTGACGGGCTTCACTCTTTTCTATGCTGTGGTGAATATCCGCCTTGATACTTCTTAGGTCGTCTAGAATAGCCGTTTGGCTTCCTTGAATTTCACCGATTGCTTGAAATAGCTGGTTCTCTTGTTCTGGTGTCATGAGGTGTCCTTACGGGTAAAAAACTTTAATGCCGATCCACGTAGGTGTGCGAACGTCGAAATGGAACCAATTCACATCGCCCTCGATGGCTGTGATGTAAGGAAATTCTTCAGGGTGAGCTAATACGTAATCACGAACTTGCTGAGCGGTGTAGTTTTCAAAACTACAATCAAAGGCTTTGCCTAGTTTGTGTTGGCTGCGCTTTGCGCCAATTGGACAGTCTAACGGTCTGTAACCACGTAAGTGGTTAGCACCACCCCATAGCCAGTTATTTACTGTGCATGGGCCGAACTTATCACGCAGCTTTTGCAGCATGCGTAAGGCTCTTTCATCAAAAAAGTTTAAAAGAAAAAGGGGATTGTCTTTAAATAAATTAAATATTTCTTCAGGCACTATTTCCTGAAATAAGAAACTAGGTGCAGTTGGGACTTTAACTCTTATTTTGGCCGCCATGTTGAGTCCTCAGATTAGTTAATCGTTGTTTAATTAGGACGTAACAGGCAGGCAAACGAGTTTTCCGCGTTGGCTTTTGGTTAGCTGGGTTTAATAGCTCTTTTACGCGTGTGCGTAGTGCTGGCAAATCTTTTAACGGGCAACGGCGTGATATAGCGATTTGCTCGTTTTTAGACTTGGCCGACACAATAAGCTGAGCTAATAACTCAATAAATGGCGCATGCACTGTTTTTGTCATGCGTTAAGTAAATCAATTTAGAGAGGGGCATTCCGCTGTAAAGTTGTTTTCAGCGTTGTATTTTGCGGGTGTCTTATTAGGTTAAAATGAAAAGGCTTGCCATTACAATAGGGGCAAGCCAATTAATTTAAATTAGGTTTAAACATGGTTTAAATACAATCAGAGTTGTTTGATACTGGCGTCCCAGTCACTGTAATCCGTATCGATAAAATCACTAGGTGAGCGGGTTACTTTAAGTTGTACTTGAATCTCTTCTTTACCACTTACTAATACCCCTAATGAAACCTCATTATCTGCATAATCACCAGCGAACATATCGCTTAAAAGCTCTTCTATGTTATCAACCGCTTTTTCGGCTATTTCTCTTGCTCCACTCATTTCTTACCCTTAATTTCTCTAAACGCTTCGTGATATTCGGCCATTAACCCTGTTGTTGTTAGGCCAAATAACTTGCGTTGGTTTATGTAGCGGTTTAATAGGTTTAAACCAAATTCAAGTTGCCACTGCTTTGGCTTTTTTCCTCCACTGAGTTGCAAAGCAGTGAGCAATACAAAGTTATTGTTTTGCATGTTTTTGCTTTGGATAGCTTTGAGTTCGCACATCATCGCCATCAGTGATTCGAATAAACTCAAACCAGCAATGGATGCACACAGTGTGATCGTTATAAACCTCACCTTTTGGAGGACGCATGGTTTGTAATGTGTTATTACATTCAGGGCATTTATAGTTAATAACAGGTTTACTTCGAATTATTGCACCATTAAAAAATGCCAGGCATTCCGCTTTAATGTCTTTTAAAAGCTCCATAAATGCACCTTACTCATTTCGTTGATACTTGCGACCGCAAAAGCAACAATGAGTAGCTATCATTGAAACCTCGTCTTTACTCATATTTTTAGCATGGCCACCACCTTTTTTAGGTGATCTAAACTTAACTTCTATCTTTGGGTTTACTGGTGCAAACTCGCCTTCAGATAAAATAAAACCTTGGCCTTGCCATCTAAAGTCAACATCAATAGCGCCTTCAGGCACTTTGCCTTTTTCTAGATAGAGATTTTTAACTCTCTCTAGGGTTTCTTTAAAACAATTACATGATTTAACTTTTGTATCTGAACTCATGATGATCCCCTATAAACTTAAATTTAACTGTGTTTCGCCTACACGTTCTTGTTGATACGTGCTGTAAATACTGCTCACTTGTTGGCGCGTAATCTTAAAGCGCTTTACCAGCTGCTGAATGCTGCAGGTTTTATTATCAAGCGCGTAGCAAATCTCTTGGTTGCGTATTTGCTGAAGTACTTTATGCAGCATTGGCATTTGGTAATGCTTGTTTTCGTATTCATCAACCAGGGCTTGTACTAACTCAATACCAAAAATTTTAACGGCTTCATGGTTAGCTGTTGGCTTACGGGGTATATAAAACATTTGGCCCTGGTGTTCAGTAAGTAGCGCGATTGTTTTATCGACACCTAGAATTTCAACAAGCTTGCGCAAGCCATAAGGCAATGCGCGTAAATCTAACTCAGGTTTGTTCATGACTGTTCATCCCATAAGTATTCAAGGCCGTATTCTCGATCGATTGCGCGCTGTTGATGGTACGCTTCAACATCACGGCGAATACGGCACTTACGTTGGTCTTCAGGTTTAACTGGGCGCTTTCGATCTACCTCGCTATAAGGCTGTTTACGCGGGTTGATAGTAAAGTTTTGATAGTCTTGGTAATTAGGCATTTAAGCCCCCTGCTTTGCTTTATGGCGTGCTAACCATTGCTTTAGTACTTCAATGATGTGTGGCCATTGCTGGGCGCTTTGGCTTAGCTTTTTACCTTGTAAGTGGTTTTCACAAAACGAATCACACGCGTTTTTAGAGTCAACGTTAACTGCACCGGCTCTGTGTAATTGCCCCCACAGGCTATAAATCATTTTAAGCTGTGGTGGTAATTGTTTTTTGCCTGCGTTTGGGTTCATTGCGCGGTAACGAGCAAGCAGCTGCTGTTGTTCGAGCTTTGTTAAACCAGTACACGTGTTAGTGCGTTGGTTAGAAATGTACGCAACATTAAGTTGGTGGGTATCTTGATCGATACCCGCATCCTTTTGCGCAATTTTGATTTGTTGTATTAAACTCATAACATTCTCACTCATTTAAGGTTTTGTTTTGCAGACTTACCCAAACCACAGAAAACAACGAAATCACGCCATAACCCAACGAGATAGCTTAATACACGCATTTTCTGACGATGACGTATTTCAGCTTTGTGCCATTTTAACCACCCTTCCAGGCGCAGAGTTTCACGTTCTTCAAGCTTTTCAAGCTTGGCGAGCCAAAAATTATACTCGGCTTGTTGAGCAGTTAAGCCTTCCTGCTCAAAAGACATTTTTAAACAGTAGTCCTGAGGCGCGTCTTCTTGGTCGCTTGGCTCTATTGCAGATATACAACGAGTCAATTTCGCTTCTAACTCCCTTAATTGACTCAAATATATTGGAGGTGGAGCTAAGTTCTCCCGAACAAGTCGAGCAATTGTCTCAGGTGTTTCAACGCATACAACGCAAGTACACAGACGAGTGGCCTTTCGATGACTTTCAGTCACCTTTTTTGCAGAAGTAACAGAACTCATGCGCTTTCCTCCAACATTTGAATTTCAAAGTGAGGCGATGCCTCTAACGAGATAATCTTAATTCCCCAGTCTTTCATGCCTTCAGTAAAAATAAGCGGGAACTCGCGACAAATAGTGTTAAAGCGGCGCGCGGTATGCGCTGGGCCATTAACCTCATGAACATGGTGAATGCTAAAAAGCTTATCTGCAGCAAGTGTGGCGAAGGCCGCTTTAATGTTGCCGTTGCATTTGTCGATTAGCTCACCTTGTGGGTCTTTCTTAGCTAAAAGAGCAAGCATTACTGCATTAGTCACTAAAGAGCTAAACGCAAGCTCAGCTGAATAACGCGGTGTGTTTAATTTGATTGAAAATGCCATGATTTAATCCTTCTTTAAATGGTGTTTAACTAACGTTTAAACTGCTGGTTTGTTTAGTACTGAACTGAAAATGCCATTGATAAGTAACTTATCGATCGCAACATCGGGTTTTTTGGCGGCATGGTTTAAAACATGCGGTAATAGGTTTTCAACTAACTCTCGGGCATTGCCTTCAACACGCTTGTGAAGCCATTGCCACCAAGCTGCATCGTCACTCGCAAGCTTTATTGTTCCTTCGGTTAGCTCAATGAATAGGGTTTGAATATCTTCAACCGTTACTTGCCCGATTGGTTTTGGCCAAAAGCACACACGGCTTGCAATGAGTTCGTAGCGCTCTTGTGTTTGAAGTTTGTCGACTAATTGAATATTCCCTACCAGGGTTACACCCACAATGGCTTGGTCACTGATAGTTCGTAACGGGTCAAGCGCATTAGGTTTGCACTTATCGGCTTCGTCTAAGATGATCAGGCGATCTGTATCACGCAGCGCCATGATAATCTTTTGCATGTTTTTGTAGGCGCTTGGGCAACGTGACAAGCCTAATGCCAGGATTAATTGATCGAGTACTTGTGTACTGCTGGTTTGTTCACTGCCGGCAATTAAAATGGCTTCTTTGTTATTGCGGCAATACTCGCTAATACCTTTTGTTTTACCTAAACCCGCTTGGCCTGCAAACACACTAAAGCGGCGGCGCTGTCTTGCTTGGTCGCAAGCCATCGCAATAAGCTTAGAAGTGCTAGTAGGAATAAACGGCACCTTGCCGTAAACAATACTGACCTGCTTACGCTCTTCAGGTTCTACTAGTTGTTTTGCAGCTTGTTTAGGTTGATCAAGTTCTGCAGGTTGTAAAATGCCCCAAATGTTGTGCAAATGTTTGCTTGGGTTTGCGTTATATTTTCCGTTAATTAGTTGGCTAATAGTTGCAGCACTTATACCCATGCTGGCTGCAATACTCGCACTGGTAATGTTTTGGTCGCGGATTTCAGGCGATTGCAAGCGTAAACAAATGCGTGTGCATAAATCACGGTCAGCCTTTGAGTACGACTTGTTAAAGCCATTACGTTTCTGAATTTCATTGATGCTGGCATCGTTAAAAAGCTCTTGCCACAGTGCATCAATAATCTTTTGCGGATCGATGGTGCATGTAAAAGCCAGTGTTTCTTTAATTGACTGCAGTGCATAACCACATGTTAATTTTTCAGGTGTTAAACCTAACGTCGACATTTCTTGGTTGATCAGCTCAACACGAAGTGTTTGCTCGTCTGAATAGGTAAATGGGATTTTATAGCTCATAGCTTTGTTCCTTGCGTGTAGTTGGTTGATCGAGTAATTCGTCTAGGTCAATTTCGTGTTGTGGTTTAGTCGGTGTTACATCGAACTCAAACACGTTAACTTCTTGTTTATGTGCAATTGCTGGTGTCGCAGGGGCTGCAAGTTCTTCAACCGCTTTAATATCAATAATGCGATCATTTGCTTCTTGTGCTTCAACCTCACGGCGTTTGGTATCTAAGCGTTTTAAGCGGCCTTCACGGCGTTTGCTTTCGGCTTGTTCGATACGCGATGTAGGTACGGCATGCGACTTAGTTTTAAGGTTTGCAAACATTAAGAACTCACCGTTTAACTTATAAAGCTTGGTGTAGCTGTCATCGTGTAAGTCGTATGCAGCAATTAGCTCTTGGCCATTAAACTGGTGTAAGTAATCAGTGCTGTAGTCACGTTGGTGCAGGCGGAAACGACCACGGCGAACATTTACTTTTTCACGCGGTAGCATGACAAAATCGTCTTCTACTGGTGGTACACGTTCTAAGCCTTCGTCCCACACTTGCTGGCGTGTTTTACCCTTGATTTCAGGGTGCTCGCTGTTGTGGTAATCATTTAAAAAGGCTTTAAACTCGGCTATCCATTCGTCAACAGTCGGAAGTTTACGTTTACCCTGCTTTGCTTCTTTTAAGATAAGTTGCTTATGGCGGTCATCGTGATCACGCCCACAGTAAGTACTAAAACGTTTACCAACGCGGTCTTCCATGTGTAAGAAAAAGCGCTCTATCCACTTAACACGTGCATTACCTGGTATTGCAAAAATAACGTCGATTTCAAACTGGGCATAAAAGCCGGTTGTTTCATCGTTCATTAATTTGTTTTTGTAACCAGAGCCGTTATCTAGATAAAACATGGCAGGTACATTGTTGTGTACTTTGATAGCACGGCTTATTGCTGCAAGCGTATCTAACGTGCTTTCTGCATAGCCTAGTTCCCAGCCAACAATGCAGCGGCTACCCACATCTTGAAACGCTGTAAGCTCTGCGCGGTAAGGCTTACCAGTTTTAGGGTGTGCTAAATAAACATCAAGGGTATGGCCATCGCCGTTATACAAAACACCAGGCTTAATGTTTTCTGTTGAGCGCAATAAGTGATCTTTATGCTTTTCACGGTACAACTTAGCACCCATACGGTACGGGCTTTGTGGGCCTAGTTCGTGCGGTAAGCCATTAATAAAACGGCGTACTTGATGGTGCTCTGCTTTATAACCTTCTTTGTTTAGTTGGTCGGCCACTTGCGCAAAGCTAGGGCTGTTTGGGCTGTGGTAAAGCTCTAAACAACGTGCAAGCCAGCTGTATTGTGTTTGGGCTTTGCCTTTGTGGTTTGGCAATAAACCATTAATGCCATTTTCTTTATAAGCATTACACCAGTTATAAATAGTTGCGCGCCCTGGCAATTTACCTAATGCGTTAATTGCTGTTGTTACAGAGCTAATTGCTGTGTTGCCACGGTACTCTGAAACTAAACTTGCAAATGCTTTAGGTAAACCACCCTCTTGGGTTAATAAGTGACGAACCAGTACAGCTCTGCTTTGGGCTTTTTTACGTGCTGGTTCACTGGCGTTTTGCCAGGTTAGTTCTAAGCCCGTACTTGGCAAGTTATTAAATTTTTGAACTGCAGGATGCATTACTCTCTCCTACTCGCGTGTTTTAATGCGGTCGTTAAACATGGCAAGCATGTATTCACGGTTAGCTTGTGCGTCTTGCCATTCGTCTTCGGCGAAGTGTGGAATTTGCTCAGCCCCAACTAGGTTCTCTGAACCAAACTCTTCAGTTAAGCGGTTAAGCATGTGGTTAATTCGCTGTTGAATACCAAGCCATAAGTGCCATGTAGTTTGAGCGCCGCCAATGCGGTGGTTTTGGTCTAGGTCGCGGCTTGTACATAATTGCTCAACCATGGTTATGAACTCTTCAAGTGACTCATTAATAATGGCGCTATGTGCAAATGCGTTTTGACGCACCTGTGCAACAAGTATTGGTAACTCGTAGCGTTGTTTAGGTGCTTTGGTTAATCGTTCATTTTCAAGCGCGTTAATAAGCGTGGCATTATCATTTTGTAAGTCATCTTGTTTCTCTTTGAGTTTTTTAATCTCTTTTCGAAACTCACGTACAGATAACTCGTTAAGTGTTTCTAAGTCGTCTTCGTCTAGTGCTTCAACGGTTTCAACAGGCAAGCGCGCCATTTCAATAAGCTTGCTTTTGTTCATGTTTAAAACGGCGGACGTCCGCCGTTTTGACTCCGGCAACGATAGAAACATTTTGGCAACAGTCATTGACTCTCTAACTGTTCTTGGGGCTAATGAATAGTCACGCAACTTGTTTTCAAATTCGCCATGCTGCGAATTTACTTTAAGTGACATGTAAACTAAGCCCCGCTTTGCGGTATCAATTAGTGCTTGCTCTTCCATACGAACAACCAATTGCCAAGCTTCTTCAATTGATTGAGGCATTACAAAATTAATCTGGCCTGCCATAGTTTCAATTTTGGATGTTAACTGTTGTTGTTCTTCAGCACTGAAAACCTGAATTTCAGACGGATCTTGGTCTTTGATAGTCATAGTTTTACCTAGAAATTTTGGTTATTGATTACTGCTAGAGGGCAATAAAGTTTTTTGAATTTCGCGTTGCTGCTCAGAAAATTTTTCAATCTCCATTTGAAGTTCAGCATGCTTTTCTAAAAGTTGTGATCGCTGGTCTACGGCTTTGAATAATAGAGGTTCAAGTAATACGTTTAGAGGTTCTATGCTTTTGATGGCCCATAACAAGGCTGGTAACTGATGCGCTGGTAGATACTTTTCAGTACCTGGAGCAAGGTATTTATTCAAAAGAGTTTCATTAATTACAACATCATCAACTTTTAAAGCTTGATTCATGCGGTTAACTATCCCTTGTCTTGTGAGACCACATGTTCTGGCAGCTGCGTTCACAGCATATAGAAACTGATGGTATACATCACAATTAGGTGCATCATCTTGGTTGAATATCGGCGTTAAATCAGTAATTTTCATGGTAATTTTTCCCTGTAGATTTATTGGATTAATTCAACCAATTAGTTGTAAGTTGGTGCAGGAATCGGTTTTTTATTTCTAATTGCATTAATAACTTGCTGTTTTCTTGATGCGCGGTCTTTTCTACCTCTAGGCTGGTGCCCTACGTAAGTGTCACCAAAGACTTCTTCAAGAGTTAGCTCTAAAGCTGAACAAATAGCCTCTGCTACAGGCTGAGATTTGTTTAATCGCTTTGCAATTGAGTAAACGTGAGAGCGAGAAACTTTTAATGCCTCTGCAATATCGGTGAGAAGAATATCTTTTTCATGCAATTTATTGCGTATATCTTCAAATACTAAACCGTTAGATTTCATGCTAAGTTATCCTATGTAAAGTTAGTTGCATACATTTGTAATGTTTTGTTCGGTTTTTAATTTGTATCATTACATTTGTATTGTCAAGTAACCCGTAACATTATTTTTGTATTTTTTAACATTACATTTGTATTGACAAGTAATTATGACTACTGATACTTTAAAAAAAGTTGATATAGAGCTAGCTGCACAAAAGCTTAAAAAAGAATTTGGTGTTGGTAGTGAAAGAGCACTTTCACTTGCTATGGGGTTGTCTCAGTCTGCATTTTTAAATGCAATGAATAGGGGCACATTACCATATGAGGGAATTGTTAAAGCCTGTGTTGATAGAGGCATTTCACTTGATCACATATTTGGATTAAAGCACACGAACAGTAAATCTAATCTTCAACTGAATGAACCAAAACCTGAAAGTTCTTACCATCTTGTCAAAGAAGAAGTTATTCATATTGATAATTTGGTGGAATCAATAATGGATGAGGTTGTTACAAAAAATGATCTTCCAGTTGAAAGGTTACTTGCAGTACGCAAGTCGCTAAGGCCAATACTTGTTGATGCAGCTCTTGAGTATGAATGTGATCGAGCTATTGTTACAGCTATTGCGAGGAGTAGTCTCAAACTGGTTTAATTTCTTTAGGATGTGAAATGAAAACCTATTTAAAAACTTTTGCTATTGTAGCCTTAATGGCACTTACCCTCCCTACTTCAGCGCTCGAACCTTTGAGTGATCGAGCGCAAGTAAAACATATTAATTCAACCTTACTTATGCCTGATGGTAGTGATATGACAGTTGATATGAGCTTTGATTGTGGCTCCGACTTCTCTGAAACTGGTTTGATCGTAACTACCGAACAAGGTGCTAAGTTCTTGGCACATGCCTACTCAGAACTATATGGCAAAGCAGCTGGAGAAAAAGTGAAACAAGCCTGGCTCACAAAAGCTAATCCAGATGACCCAAGAAAACCCACCATGCTATTAATTAATGCTTTTGGAGCATTGGAATGGCCCAATGAATCTACTAAAGTTGTTGAATTGCAAGAGTTTAGTAGTAATAAAACGGTTAGCGCTAATACTGGGCCTGCAATCTTGCAGTTATGTGGTACCCGGAGTCATAACCCAAGCGAATTACAATAATAAAATATATGGAGGCTAGGGCTTAAAGCCCTAGTTTTACGCATGGAACACACGCTTTTGAAATCAATTTTTTACCTTACTTTGTTATTTATATCCTATTTTAGCCCTGCAACTGAGCTAGCAGGATACAGCTTTGGTATCACTCAAGATAAAAGTGGTTTTATTTATCAAGCCAGCCAAAAAGGAGGTTTTAGACTTGATGGCGAAAACTATGTTCCGTTATCTGATCTTTTTGAAGTCCCAAATAATTGGCTCGAAGACGTAAGGTACCTTGAAAAAAACAATGAACTACTTTTGGCCTATGGTGACTTAGGTCTTTACAAAATAGACCTAAACAACAATCAAACTAGTCTACTTACTAATTCTGGTTGTTGGAGAATTGGGATTATTGAAAATGTTATTTATTGCTTACGTGGCCATAAATTAAATAGCTATGAATATGAAGGTAAAAAATTAGAACCTTTGAAGTTATTACCAGATAATCTAAAAGTACATTCTATAGCCGATGGGTACATTGATACTGATGTAGGTTTATTCATGGTTGATGGTAATACAGCAAAATTGATAGACAAAACACCTGCAATGTATACAAAAATTAGTAACAATGAATACGGGCTTGTAGCATGGAGAGACCAGGCATTATATTACTATGACTCTTTTGGTAAAAGTAAATCTATACCATGGCCAACGATGCCAAAATCAATTTACGCTATAGGTAACACTGTGTTCATTGAAAAAAATGGAGCTGTAGTACATCTTAATTTAATGGATTTTTCAGTAATAAATGAAAAAGTTAATGTAGTTAACTCCCCTATTCGTAGAATTTTCAAAGATGATGCTGAAAATATGTGGTTTATTTCTAGTAATAATGTACAAATTAAACCAGCCGCAATTACTCAAATCAGCTTGCCAATTTCTTCTGATTACAATATTAAAGTTCTCTTTGATAGTGGTTTCTTTGTAGGAACTGAGCAAGGCGTTTATAAAAAAGTTGGTGATAAGTTTACTTTGATAGGTGATCCAAAGGAGTATGGATACGTCATCACTGACTTAGAAGTCATTGATGAGACCTTGTATATTGCAAGTAATAAAGGGCTTACAAAGTACAATTATAAAAACAATGCTTCAGAAAAACTTTACGATAGATATGTAATTGGTTTAAGCAAAAAGTCAAAATTATTATTTGTGTCTTCAAGTTTTGAAGGTGTTTTTACGTATGATGGAGAACACTTTCTTGAGCTATATGATGTTAATTCACTTCTTCATAACAATGAGATCTTAGATGTTAAGTTTATAGAAGATAATACTTATATATTGTCTGCAGAAGGTTTTTACTCAAAAGATAAGCTTAACAGAATTGGCTATCATGGAAGTGAAATTGGTATTGTTGTCGATGCTGTTAAATATCAAAACGCTATCTTCTTTGGCACTTTTGGCAACGGACTGTTCAAATATCAAGATTCAAAATTGACAAGAATTGATAGCCCCCAAAGTATTATTGATTTAATCGTTCACCAAAATGATTTGTTCATAGGCACCATCGATGGTGTTTATAGGTACAGCGATTATATGTACTCATTAATGCCAGGTACATCAGGTTTAAATGTTACACCTAACTCAATGTTGTTAGAAAATAATAATGAACTTACTTTTGGTACCCAATTTGGTCTTACTACTATTAAGCTAGCTAACAAACCCACACAACTTGAACCATCGATAAAAACAATTCGAGTTGGTAATACATACCTGAGTGACCAGCTAGAGCGCTATGATGCCAGTAAGCAAGTAAGTTTATATATTTCAAATGAAAGTTTTGTAGGCAAAAGTGAATATGCATATTCAATTAACAATGAATGGATTACTGTTGAAAGTGGCGTGATTAACTTTCATAACATTAGACCAGGAACATATGAAGTAAATTACAAGAGTAGAATCAATGGCGGCCAATGGGTTAAAGGTAAGCCAATTACATTGACGTTCTTTGGAAAGTGGTATGAATCAGCAGCTGTTACAGTCTTAATTTTTCTTATACCTGCATTAATCATTAGCTTAATTATTTTAGTTGTCGTCTTATTACTCAAAGCCAACTACGGTGTACATAAAAAGCTATATAACATGCTAGGTTCTTGCGAACTTAATAAGATCCTAACAACTCTGATACGCGCAAAAAGTGCGTGTAGTAGTCCAGATTTAAATAAACTTGCCGATGGATTAGTTGAGCTAGATAAAGCAATTGATGAACTTGTACCTTTAGCACACGGTAATGCAGCATTAGGTAAAAGAACAATTCAACAAGGGTTGGATGCTTTGAAGGCAGCGCTTCAATTCGAGCAAATTAATCTTAATTTCGAATATACAATATCTATAAGTAACAATAAGAAATTAGAAAGTGATCTTGAACGTGATATATATGCTTTGGTTTATCATTCAATTAGAAACTCTGTTGATCATGGCAAGGCAAATCAAGTGGAAGTATTCGTAGAGCAAGTTAGAAACCAAGTTCATGTGTCAATCTTAGATAATGGCATAGGGTGTAGTTTATATGCTCGTACTTTTAAATATGGCCTAGGTTTATATGTTATGAGAGACATTGCTAAAAAATACAAAGCCAAATTAAATTTCAAAAGTAGTAGTTCTGGCACTAGCATCAGTATTGGATTTCCACTTAGTGTAACCTCAAAGCTATTTAGAAATGAAAAAGCCCCTAGTTAGGGGCTTTTAGTTTTAATTGATTGGCGAGCGATAAGTCCAAACATCATCAAACTTACGAACAACTTCACCAAGTTGATCCACGGTCAGAAACTGACTACCGTCAAAAATCAAATCGTAACCCCCTCTTACCGAACCACCATAACTATTAGTTGCATTATAAGTATAAAAATAACACCAGTAGCCATAATCATATTTAGGGGAAATGTTATCCGACACACCCATGTTACTAGCATAACACT